AGTATTTTTTTCCATCCCTTTCGTCCCCAGGCTTCCAGAGACTCGCAGCCCATTTGGAGGGCGAACTCTTCTACTTTAGGGAGGGAACCAAACCATCTATCCATCTCCGCGCCGCCAATCGCAATAATGCGAAGGATTTTCTTTCGCGGATATGGGATTATTTGTGTCACCATTGCGGCGATCACTTCCTTCTGCCGGACAGCAACCCAAAGCTGCATATCGGCCAACTTCAAAAACTCTAAAAAATCTTCTGTCGCCAGCTCCCCCTCGGAATGGGGCTGGGCTTTTTCCAGCAGATCAGAAACGTGGGGCCAGAAATACGGTACATCCCCCGGCGCTATCAGGGAGACTAAAGTTTCGTCCAACTTGACCCGTCAAACCAGTAGATGCCCGCACCGCTGCCGGGATCCCAGGACGTACCATCCGCATATTCCAGTTGCCCATTCCTGGGCTTGTCGGGCGCAGCAAAAGCCTCCTCCAGCCGGAGTTTGGAAAGGTTGAACACCACCTCGCCAAGTCGATTGAGTTCGTTGGTCAGATAGACCGGGAGGTCTTCTGGATTTACCGGAGGCGGTCCCGGCTGATACCGGGTGACGGATTTAAACTTTTTACTGTCAGCTATGGCCACGGCTGCCTCTTCGACCGGCGTTTTCTACCTCAAACGTCAATCCTGAGAGTTTCCAATGCGTGTCGGCAGTGCTTTCGATTTTGACGCCGTACAATTTGCCTGTTGCCCGGCACGAAACTTTAGACATCGTATCGGGGTTGAACGTGAACGGCCCTTCCCAACTTACGGCTTCCTCGGTGGACATCTGAGTCCCGACATAAACATTCACAGTGTCATCATTCAAAACTTCCATCTTGGGCCAGATGGCCTTGATGTGTTTGACTGTGGATTGATCGGGCGATCCTTCAGCCGTTAGCGACATCCCGGTACGCTCGATAAACGCCGTCATGTTTGCGGTGTTTTCCTTGTTCCCGCTGCCGTCCCGGTAAATCTTTGTGGCGACCGGGGAAGCAAACACCAACACATCCTCGAACTTATCGAAACTCATCGCCCAGCGTCCATCAGCGGAATCCCAGCTCCCTGTGGCCGCTGTCCAGGTGCTGAACGAGGTGGGATCATCCACAACCCCGGGAGTAATATGTGCCAGTTCCGGCAGATCCCGGATGGTGAATGTCTTGGTTGTGTAATTGAATACGACCGCTTTGTCTATTTGGTTGTTCGCAGAATCCGCTGAGACAAAACAGGACAAAATCTCATTACGCCCGAAGTCGGTCACAACAAATGAGCGGTCAGCATATTCCCCGTCGATCACGTTGAACATCCAATCCTTCAGCTCCGTGGGGAGAATCGGTGTCACCCGTTGACCGTCATTGATGTACAAATCATCGACCCCGAGAATGAAGTGGCCTCCGGGGAACTCAGCAACACAGTTCTTCGCCATCACACCGATAGGCGCAACTTTACGGAACGAGAAAATAAACGGGGTTCCGACGTAGGACATCTGGTAGACGGAGCCGGAAAGGTAAATCTGGAATGTGTCTCCGAGTTGGAGACCATCCCGGATGACCTCTGAGGCCGAGTCGTTCAGTGGGTATTCGCCCGCATCATTCGTACTCACAGACTCGTCCCATGAGCTGGGGACAGTCTGCGTGGCCGCCTCGGTAGACCACTTGACCAGGACCGGGTAATTTACCGACGATTTTGTTACGTTCAGCGAGATCAAAAACGACTTGAACGATTTCATCACCCGGCACTCGGTAGAGGCGGGCCAGTTGGTTAAGTCAGCCATCTTGGTCGAGGTAGAGGGCAGTCCAGAAGTCAGCGCCCAAAACTGGGGGTCATCGTTGGGGTTCACCATAATCAGGACGCCGCCCAAAATGGTAGAGGACCACCCCTCCGCTGCGGTTGCGGAGTAGTCTACGTCGCTACCGGCGCTCTGTCGCGTGATGTTCGTCCAGGATGTGCCGTCGTGGACGTAGATTTTTGCCGTACCCCCGACAATGAAATACTTGCTCGATCCGGCCTCAAGGTAAGTGATGTAATACGGCGCAACAGGACAGGTCGCCATGACCTCTGCATACCCTGGGATCTTTTCGATTGAGCCATGCCAGGCGCGGACATTGTTTCCGTCTGACCAGGCATTTTGTGGGAGCTGCCAGGGAGGGATGTCTTTCCAGATGCCCACTTCCCCGACATTTTCCATTGCGACTAAAGCCATTCGTTAATGTCCGGTTAAATGGCCGGTTAAATGGCCGGTTTAATGGCGTGATTATTCGCGGCAATCCCGCCTTTTCGATGACCTGTCATCACAAATACCTCACATGGTAAGGATCAACCTCTGCATCAGGAGCCGTGGGCCAACCCCAATAGGTCTTATCTACAGTGCGCGTGACGGTTTCAGTCTCCGGCCCAATCTTTTCATTACCTTCATCATCGTATGTGGAGACTTTGCGTTCCTCCTGTACCTCATGGTTCTGGAAGTTTTTTATTGCGTCCAGAGAGGCAAAGGCTTCAATTCCCGCCTCCAACGCATTACCGTGTCGCCTGACTTCTGAGCGGTAGGTTTTCCACTCATCCGACATCGCAGTTCCACCGTCAGCCTCGCGGATCACTCTCCAATCTGAGGATGAGAGTAGTGAGCCGACATTGGCTTTAACCTTTGCGATCAGGTCTGCTTTAAGATCATCGACATTCTTTTCTGTCGTGTCGTAAGAGATCACCCACTCGCCATCAGTGAAGGTATAGGACTCTGCACCAGTGTTGTAATAACGGCTGTCAGGAGTCTCTACACGCGCAGGAGCAATGCCTATAGCCAGTAGTTCTGGCTTCGACCATGCTCTGAAAATGTTAGATGGGTGCTGGATGCCGTTCACCGTTAAGGCGCGAGGCGTTTTTATTGTTCCGAGTGTTTCGCTATACCACATAAATTATTTCCTCATCGGGCATTGGCCGTCTTAAATGGTGATTCGGCAACGGCATAATAGATATATGTATATCCAGAACCACCGTTTAACTGAAGAAGACTGCTATTCAAAATGTTAAAACCGTTGGAAACAATATCCACCCTGTTTGTTGTCCAATCGCCAGACTCAATATCAGTGGTGTTCGGCTCAAGAAGATGGTAAGACTGATTGTATTCGGGGCGTTTACTATCGTAGATATTCCAGTTTTGAGCCGCATTTATCGATTTCCACATAACGAAAGCAGGTTTGAAACCCATGTGTACGAAAAGATTTCCTGATGAGCCTGTTGTAGTTCCTACCTTGCTGTAGCCTTCAACTGAATGCCAAGCATAAGATACATAAGTATTAGTATTACCATTAACACTAGCATTTGATCCAAGTGTGATAACCGAACTGCTGGGAGAAGTATCTCTCAAAAAATCTAAATCATCAACAGCTCCCGCAGATTGGTTCATATACATATAGTCCGTCCAATTGGCACCACCGACACCCCAACCAACAGTCCATTCATTAGTAGTATTACGTCCTTTGATAATAACCAAGTCGGGTGCTTGACTCAATCCATGACCTATTGTGGCCCCTGGAGTCCCATTGCCGGTAAATGTTGACATACTAAATCCCGCTGTAGTATTTGCAGAAGTTGCTGTAGTGTTTATGGTGCCATCTGTATTAGATGATCCTGTCCCATTTGCTTTCCAGTTCAATGCTACATGGGTATTAGAAGAAGTATTATGATGGTCACTAGTCGTAAAACCATCAGAACCGAAAGCAGACAGCATTGTTGCTTGAGTATCTTCCGCATAGATGGCATTAGATACTAATCGTTTGCCAGTACCTCGAAGCCTATCAAATAAGCCATGATGTGTTGTTGTCGAACTATCTTTCAACCAAATAAAATCTGGCGCAAAACCAACGCCTGTTATGGCATTTGTTGAACTAGAACCCGTACCTGTATAGGTAAGAGCTTTAAAATGCTTACCAGGCAAAGCAATACTAGGGTCACTGAGGTTGTCGGAGCAAAGTGCTAGATAGCCCGAAGGTGGCGTGTAATAGAAGTCACCTATGCTGTTGCCGTCTTGGTTGCCTTGTGCTGTTTTTGCTCCGGCGAATGAACTGTCGGCTCCGAAGTTAGCTACAAACGCGCCGCTTGTCGTAAACCCCTGCGCTTGAGCATAAGTATTGAAAAAATATACCCCAGTACCGACATCGGTTATCGAATAACCAGAAGCACTTCCAACAACAGAATTATTCCTATAGAAAGTTATTTTTCCCGCATCAGCGTCCAATGCTAGGCCAATAATATCGCCGTCACTCGTGTTGCCTAAACTGTTGATTTGAGAGGTTCCATCAATGTAAATACTTTGATACGCGCTATTGCTGTGATATAGCGCAAGCATTGTATCGCCTGAACTAAACCCATTCTGATTAGACGTTGTTTGTTGAGGCGCGTTAGTTCCTGCGCCAATTTCTGCTTTGTTTGATTCAGCAACAGAAGCGCAATAAAACTCCGCATACCATTTGCCAGAACTGACTCCTATTGTTTGTGCGGTTTTTCCAAAAGTAGAGGCATATCCAGTATTCATTACTGTTTTGAGATTCCCTTCTGAAAACGTCATATTGGTTGAAGAACCAATGCTATTCA